TCTGTTAGGGTGTTTGCTGTATTTACAATTTGTTCGATGAAGTTGTTTTCCATATAATTTATATACTATAGATTTTTATTAAATCAACTATTAATAAATACTATCATGGGAGAGCGTAAGAAAATTACTGCTGATTTCATACTTGATATGTACGAGCAGGCAAAAAAATCTAAGGGTATTAAGAAAGAAGATCTAATGAAACAGGTCATCTTTTTCTCAAAGATTTTGAATGAACGTGTTGATCTAGAAAAGATCACTATCAAGTAATGTGGATCTATCGTTGTTACCCAGCCTTACAGAAGTATTAATAACTGCTTCTTTTGAGACATCAAATCTGTACGTATAACATATTGGGCACATGGCTAAAGTCTTGGCAAGTACTGAATCACACCCCTCGCACACCTTGTAACGCTTGTAATTAGCAGCTACATATTCTGCAGCTTCTTTTCGAGAGGAAAACCCCTTCTCTTTCACATAAATACTTAAGTGAACAGTGATATTTTGTTACTCGAGCAGGCTTACCTGCAGAAGGTGAAGCCCAGGATGAGCGCCAATCATACTGAAATCCAAGCACAAAACATACCAGATGGGGCACAGGCTCCTGTAACTTATCGCAATGAACAAGAGGAGAACTCTGCAGCTGCAGAACCTGTTTCTGTTAAGCCAGAGAGAGCAGGATGGATAGAGAAGATTGACAAAACAGATTTAGATAAATCTCAAATTAATGTTGCTGGCTTTGGTGTTGTTACCCTGGGCCAACTAAAAGAAAATGTATCTAAAAAAATTGAAGACCTTGCCAAAAGAATTAATAACAACGAACCAGTGTTTGTATGGAAAAGAATCAAAGAAAAATACGGATTCTTAATGCATGGTATCAAGGCCCTTGTTGAAGTTGAGCGAGATATAGAAAAGCTGAGAAGAGCTGGCAAGATGCCTGGGATGCTAAAGAGATACAATTTTAACTCTTAAGTTGATATTGCTACCACTTTCATCATAATAAGGAATGGCAAAGAGCACTATTTCTTGGAGCGAGTATAACTCTCATTTAGATTTTATTGTTGACAGAGTAAAGAATGATATTAAAGATATTAAAAAATATGATATTGTAGGTTTATCGAGAGGTGGGTTAATTTTAGCTGCTTCACTTGCATACAAGCTTGATATTAAGAACGTTTTCAGTATTGGAATAAGAAGTTATTCAGATGAAAAGACACAACAAGATTTTATTGTATACCAGTCTGTCAAAGCATCTGATTTAAAGAGGCATGTCCTTATTGTAGATGATATTTCTGATACAGGAGATACCTTTGATTATCTTTTGAAGTATTTCTATCGTCTAGACCCAGAGATAGCCCTAACAACAATAAGCCTTGTTACAAAGAATAAAACTACACACAAACCCAGTTATAGCTCAAAAGAATATGAGCATGATGTATGGGTTGAGTTTCCCTGGGATAAATAATCACATGAACGAGCGCTTCCAAAAAGCCATGAAGTTTGTCAGAGAAGCAGAAGGTGGATATTACAATCACCCCAATGACCCAGGTGGAGAAACCATGTATGGTATTACGAAAAGGGATTATCCAGATCTGGATATTAAAAATCTTTCACGTGAAAAAGCAGATGAAATCTTTTATAACGATTACTGGCTTCCTAGTGTTGCAGATAAATTGTCTGAACCTGCATATATCTCATATTTTGACTCTGTTGTTAATGCAGGGCGCAAACAAGCAAATAAATTCTTACAACGAGCTTTGAGTGTTGCTGCAGATGGTGTTGTCGGTCCTGTCACTTTAAAGGCTGCAGATCAGGCAAATGCAAAACAGCTTGCAAATAAAATTATTGATCAACGTCAAACTTTTTATGTAAATTTATCTGAATCAAGACCCAAGTTAAGTGTGTTTCTCAAGGGTTGGACCAATAGAAATCATAACTTGCGCAAGTATATAGAGAATTTAGCATAATTTTGTTCTTGATGCAATAGCAATTTCCAGTATACTGATTAAATATTAAAACATACATTAGTGCCTTATTTGGCCTGTCGCTAAGCGACTCTTTTTTAATCTATGAAAACAAAAAACACAAAAATCAATAAGCTTCTATTAATACTAGTAGGCTTAATTCTAACAGCTAATCCCATAAGCATGTCTGCTTTTCAGCGTATAGAGAAGAAGCTAACAGTTAATGATGTAAAGAGAGAGCTAAAATCTCTCTCATCTGGTAAAGAGAGAGAGCTAGCAAAACATATAGAAGTAAAGAAAGATGGTATCAATTACAATGGTACCTTTATCCCCAAGACAGATAACAATAATTACAGAGTGCTTACTGTTAGATTAACTGTATATTGGGCTCGAGGCAGTGGCACAGATGCTGATAGCCGCAGAATGAGAAGCTCCACAGGCTACACACTCAAGCAAGGCGACTCTATTGCAGTAGACCCACGCATTATTCCCTACAATAAGGAGGTTATTATACCCAACGTAGGTCTTGTGAAAGCAGTTGATACAGGTTCAGCTGTTAAAGACAAAGTTGCTTCTGGTGGCAAGCTACCAGTGATTGATGTGTTCTTTGTCAACAAAAGTGATGCCATTGATTTTGCCGATTCGCATCCAAAAATCGTAAAGGTCGCTGTACTTAATTAAATAATTAGGTGCGATTCTACAAGCTAATCAAGCAAATCTTAGAAGCGGTAGCTGATGTCCCGCCACCACCCCCTGCTATCATTCAAAAAGCAGAAGATACACGTCTCACATTTGATGATATCCTAAGCTTTATTAAGAAGCATGAAGGTGTAAGACCTCATGTATATCCTGATTCACTTGGCATACCAACAGTGGGCATAGGATTCAATTTGCAAAGACCTGATGCCAGGGCAATTTTTAACAAGTTAAATGTTAATTATGATGATGTTCTTTCTGGTAAGATCAATTTAACTGATGAACAGATAAAAGCTCTTTTTACTGAGTGTCTTCAGATAGCTTATAAGGACGTTAAACACTATATACCAGGATTTGATAGCTTACCAGGCAATATAAAATTAGGTTTATTGGACATGTCTTTTAATCTTGGCTACACTCGATTGAGTAAATTTGTAAAGACAAAAGAATTAATACAAAAAAATGATTATAAAAATGCTGCCATGGAATTAAAGAATAGCAAGTGGGCAGGACAAGTAGGTAATAGAGCCAGAAATATAATTAATCTTTTTTCTTCAGCTTCTTAATTTTTTTTCTTTTACCAGGCAATGTTACATTGATGCTCTTTATTGAAGAAGGAAAAGTATTATTAATGTCAGCTACAGTTATTCCTTGATTTGTACCCGATGATGCATGCACGTCTTGTGATCTGCTGACAAAGGGTGATATGCTAGCTTCTAGCAGGCTAGCTACAAGATTATAGAATTTTAGCTTCAAGTTGTTCCACCTTGCTTGTTAGTTCTTTAATTGACTCAATTAACAAAGGTACAATCTTATTGTAGTTAACAGCTTTGATGCCATCAGGGCGGTTGGTCACAGCTTCAGGAAGTGTATCTTCAACTTCATTTGCAATCACACCAATGTCATGTCCTCTTAGATGCTCTGGTGCACTATCCTTCCAATCAAACTCATAACCATTTAATGTCTTGAGTTTGATGAGCGGTTGATTGATCTTGCAGATATTTGTCTTGAGACTTCTGTCTGATGTATAATATGCAACAACATCGCCGTAAGAGAATATTGATCCTAGGCTTGTTATATTTCCGTTAGCAAAAATATTGGTACCTGCAGAAAGATACCCTGTTGCAATTGTATTGCCTGTAACAGTCAGGGGAACACTTATTGCAGCAGAAAACGGTGTGATATTGAAAATGCTTGTGGAGAGAGATATTACCGCAGTATCGCCACCGGTTACATCCACCTGTACACCGTTATCGCCTTTGATAAGACCTGTTGTAATTAAATCTGTAGCCAATGTACTGTAGTCAATAGTGGAGAGTGTTGCTGTGGATGTTCTGCCTATGAGCTGACGAGGGTTGACTTGAACTACTTGTGGGGCCACAGTTGAACCATTTGTGTTCAAATAGAGCGAATTGCCTGCAATGAATTGCAAGTTGTTAACAGAAACACCATTTGCAATGCCACCGGGACAGAGTGAAATGGGATCTGTTGGTAGTGCCTTCACGAGACCAATACCATCTGCAATATTGGAATTGATGTTTGTCCTGCTGACACCTTGTTGTCTTATGTTTAAAACAAGACTGGTATCATATTCAAATTGACTGCCATTGATGAGGGTCAATGAGTCATATTTTGTAAAATCGGAAGTGAGTGGTGGGAAGTTTGATTTTGCCGTTAAACTGTATATGTTTCTTGTTGTCCTGTCATAAATTATGTCTCCAACTTCTGCACCTTGAAATGTCAAAACATTATATGCTTCATTTGTATAACCTTGTATATCTGAACCAAATAGCTGTGCTACAGGACCAAGATTTCTTACACCAACTGCAGTTCCACCAACTGCGGCTCCATCACCTATGAACAGTCTTTTTGTATCTGTACAATAAGCAGGCTCTCCTTGATCAAATGTTATGCCTGTAACATTTGCTGTTCTTCTCTGTATATCTGTTCCCCTGCGTATTATTATCTTGGTAATCTGGTCAGCCATATGAATTATAATTATTTATTAAAGTATTTATGTACAACAATAAATAATGTTATATATGTACAAAGGGTATTCTGCTGTTGCGGATAACAATGTTATCAAAGTTTTCAATACTGAAAAAGGCACAAGGGAATATACCATTAGTCTTGGAGTGGATACACTGGTCAATGGGCCTGTTGTCACAGGAGATGTGTTGAGCCTGGTTGTGAAAGACCCTAGTGGCAGATTAAAAGGCAAAGTGTACACATTAAGCAGAGGCACCATTAAATATACTTTCAGTGTAAGATAAAAACATGAAAAAGTCATCTAACCCTAGTCATATTACAGCTTTAAAGAAAAACGTAGAACTCTTGTACAAGACTGTATATCAAGGCAATGGCAAACCTTCTGTCATGACACAATTGGCAAACCTTGAAACACAAGTAAAAGCAGTTCAAGAAGGAATTAACTCAATAGATGAAGAAATAAAATTAAGAATAGTGGATGTGTCAAACCATATGAATGAAAAAATTAAATCTCTTGATACTGAGATAACTTTAAAATTTAAAAATGTTACAGATGTTGTTATGGAAAGATTCAATAATTTGAGTTCACAAATCAAGACTGAATTCAACAAAGAGCAAGCTGCTACAAGTAAAAAATGGGATTTCAAGACAGCTTTAGCGGCAGGTACTTTAGCTTCCTTTACATCCATCTGTGTTGTAATAGTTGCAGAAATACTGAAAAGAGTGCATTGATTTAGCGGAAAAATAATTTATACTCATGTATGAATTATTTCATAACTTTCTTCCAATTCTCTTGGAGTGGTGAATAAATTATTTAATGGTTATGGGTTCTCAAATTTCTGTAAAAAAACGTGATGGTGAAGCAGAGAAATTTAATATTGAGAAAATTCACAAAGTTATAAATTGGGCCATTGAAGGCATATCAGATGTAAGCTTGTCCAATATTGAGATCAACGCAAAGCTCAATATGATTGACAATATCACTTCAAAAGAAATACATCAAGTGCTCATTGAGTCAGCTGCAAACCTAATCACCCTTGAAACTCCAAATTATCAATTTGTCGCCAGCCGGCTTCTCAACTACCAACTCCGCAAAGATGTTTGGGGTGGCAAGCATTCACCCAGGCTGCTGGATGTTATTCACAATGGTCTCAAGAAGAAGATTTATGATCCTGTAATTCTTGAGAAGTATTCTGAAGATGAAATAAACAAAATGGGAGAGTTTATTGACCATGAAAGAGATTTTCTCTTCACCTACGCAGGTTTAAAGCAACTGTGTGACAAATATCTTATTAAAAACAGAATCACTGACATAATTCATGAGACACCTCAATTTGCTTACATTTTAATCTCAGCTTATGCTTTTATTAATTACAGCAAAGAGACGCGTTTGGAGTATGTAAGAAAATTCTATAACGCAGTGTCCAGGCATAAAATTAATTTGCCCACACCAATCATGGCAGGTGTGCGCACCAATTCAAGAAGCTATGCCAGTTGCTGTTTGATTGGGGTGGATGATAATAAAGAATCCATTACCTCATCCAGTACAGCTGTATCCATTGCCACAGCAAACAAATGTGGCATTGGTATAGACATTTCCAGAATTAGAGCACTTGGAGCTCCAGTTAGGAATGGTGAAGTTGTACACACAGGTGTAATTCCTTTTCTCAAAATATTTGAAGCATCAGTCAAGGCCTGGCAACAGAATGGCTTGAGAGGTGGTTCTGCTACTGCTAATATTCAATGGTGGCATTATGAGATAGAAGATATTGTTGTGCTCAAAAATAATGCAGGCACAGATGATAATAGGGTCAGAAAGCTTGACTACACAGTTGGCATGTCCAAGATGTTTTATGATCGTGTCATTAAGAATGAGGATGTAACCCTCTTTAGCCCCCATGAGGTGCCTCATCTCTTTGAGTCTTGGGGTACTTCGAGGTTCAACAAAGTGTATGAAGAGTGTGAAGCAGACCGGAAGATAAAGATGAAAAAGAAAGTATCTGCCCGCAATCTATTTTCTTTGATTGTAAAGGAAAGAGTAGAAACCGGCAGGATTTACATTCTCAATGTTGATACTGCTAATGAACATGGTGCATGGCTTGACAAAGTAACCATGAGCAATCTTTGCACAGAAGTCATACATCCCACTATACCCCTTAAAGACTTTAATGATCCTGATGCAGAAATTGGCATGTGCATTCTGTCTGCTATCAACATGTTAGAGATTAAAGATTGGAAAGACCTGGAGAAGACATGCAACTTGGTGGTAAGATTCTTGGATGAAATTATTGACGTACAAGATTATTTCAACAAAGCTGCAGAAAACTTTGCAAAGAAGCGCAGAAGTCTAGGAATTGGGATCACCAATCTTGCAGCATTCTTAGCTAGAAATGGAGTTGCATATAGCTCCAGACACGCACTTGTGCTTGTTGATGAGTGGATGGAACATTTTCAATATTATTTGCTGAAAGCCAGTGTGGAGCTGGCAAAAGAAAGAGGCAAATGTGAGAAGTTTGAACACACAAAATATGCCAAAGGTATTCTGCCTGTTGATACCTACAAGAGAAAAGTTGATGATATTGTGAAGAGAAAACTTACTCACGATTGGTCAGCTTTGCGCGAAGACATTAAGAAGCATGGTCTGCGTCATTCCACACTGTCCAGCTGCATGCCTTGTGAATCAAGCTCTGTTATTCAATGTTCTACCAATGGTGTTGAACCAGTAAGATCACTCATCACATACAAGATGTCCAAGATGGGTAAACTACCGGTATTGGTTCCTGGTATAGGTAAATACGATGAGCATTATGATCTAGCATACAATCTTAAAGATAATACTGGTGTTATTAACGTTAATGCTGTTATTCAGAAATACCTTGATATGGCCATATCAACAAACATCTATTACAACTATGGCCATTATGAAAATCATGTGTTGCCAGATAGCAAGGTAATGAAAGAGATAATGGGTGCTTATAGCCTGGGTCTTATTAGTTTATATTACAACAACACAGATGATGGTGACAGAGAACAATCCATGAATAAAGACACAGATTGTTCCAGTGGAGCCTGCAAACTATAAATATATAATAGCATATTCCCTATGAAATCTGTACTCAATCTCAAGAATGTAGACTATACAAAGCAGCCTTTGTTTTTTGGCGAAGATCTAAATCTGCAGAGATATGATCGCTTCAAGTATCCTGCCTTCTTTGAACTGTTTAAAAAGCAAGAAGAGTTTTTCTGGTGGCCTCATGAAATATCTTTGCAAAAAGATCGGAGTGATTATAGAGAGCTTACCAAAGAAGAACGATTTGTTTTTGATACAAATTTAAAATTTCAGACCTTGGGTGACAGCATGCTATCTCGCTCCATCCATTCTCTCAAAGATTATGTTAGCAATCCTGAGCTTGAGATATGCATGAATACGTGGCAACGTTTTGAGGGCATCCATAGCTATAGCTACAGCTATCTTCTTAACAATGTGCATCCTGATGCATCAGCATTTTTTGATAGCATCATGGAGGATAAAGAAATTGTAAGCAGAGCAGAACTAATTCGCAATAATTATGATAAGATTCTGGGTAGCAGCGATAAGAAAGACTTGAAAGAAAAGATATTTGACTGTATTCTTGCAATCAATTGCATGGAAGGTCTAGTGTTTTATGTTTCATTTGCTTGTTCATTCTATTTTGGCTACAGAGGCAAGATGGAGGGTAACGCTAAAATTATTAAGTTTATTCAGCGTGATGAATCGCAACACTTTGCAATCACACAGAATTTAATTAAAATTTTGAGAGATGAAGATAGGGAGGGGTTCACAGGTGTAGTGAAGAAGAATGAAGATAAGATTTATGCCTTCTATGAACAGGCAGCCAAGAACGAAATTGAATGGGCTCAATACTTGTTTAGCAAGGGCTCTTTGTTGGGGTTGAATGCTGAGGTTCTTGGTGGTTATGCCAAGTGGCTTTGTGATAATCGGTTGCGCTCTTTGGGATATAAGAAGATTTTTAATGAGAAGTTAAATCCAATTTCTGGCTGGTTGGATACTTACTTGGATAGCAGCAAGGTACAGGTAGCTCCTCAGGAAACTGAAATTGGTGCTTATAAGATTGGCGCCCGAGATACCAATATAACAGAAGATGTTTTTGAAGATATCAAACTATGATTTTTGATTATGTTTTGAAGGAACTTTCTGAAGAAGAATTAGGTTTGCTAGCTATTGTTACTCAAAATGAATTAACATTTGAAGTTTCCTACCCTATACTCAAAACTATACGGCGTGATGTTGCTGCAAGAAAGCTAGAAAAACTCAAAGCAAACCTCACGGATGAAGGTGCAGTTGTTCTAGAAAATTTACAAAAAAAGTTACTTGCTCCAATATAAATAAATTCTGAAGGAGTATTTATATCAGGGGTGGGTGGTGGGAGCAGATAACGTCTGCTACTGATATAAAAAAGCTTGCCATATTTTTATTGTTCCTTTATATTATGGTTATGTGGTTTGATACTGCAGGTGAGAAGTATGGGGCTGCTGGTATTAAAGGCGATCAAGGTGAACGTCTCTATTATGACTTTGCTGTGAGAAGATATGACAGTGTGTCTTGGAATCAATCAAACAAAGCAGATCAAGCAGCTGGTGCAGATTTTAGTATCAAAAATAATAAATGGCCTAAAGCTTATACCGTTGATGTCAAAGCTAATTTAAAGTCAGGAGACTTTTATATTGATAACAAAGCTTCAGGTTGGCTTTGGGCAAAGAAAAAAATATCAGACATTATTGTGCATCTGGATATTGACACAGGAGATCTGGTTCAATATTATAGGAAAGACATGAAATCTTTTATGGTCGCTCCATCTGCAGATCATCCCTGGTTAGTAAAGAAGAATATGCATGATAACAGGATGAAATCTATTTTGAATTTATTAAATATTAATAGATAGAATATGAGTACATTGTCCGGGACATTTGTTGAGCAGTCTAGTCTTTACAAGAGATTTCGAGAAGAAAGAGAGCATATCCTCAGAAATAAATGGTACATGAGTGAAAAAGAAGGAAAGGATGTGGGGTTTGAGAGAGCTTTGGTAGACTGGGTTTTTAACAAAAAACCCAAAGCTTAATTACTTTTTACTGTTATTAATTGGTGCAGGTGGTATGGCTGGTCCACTGTGCACAACTTTTGCTGCTTCTCTGACATCAGCATTTGTATCAACCAGATTGAGCGGTAAATTCTTGAACATGTGACTATGTTCAGGTATGAAGATTGAATCATTATCCCGACCTGTGCCATACACTACAATAGGCATAGTGGCAGCATTTAGTCCCCCTGCACCTTGATCTGATCCCTTGACACAAAGGTTTGCTGGGCCAGATCCATAGACAGATATAGGATTTGGATTTGTACAAGTAACTGTTCCACCTTGAGGATCTGCACCTGTAACAATACATTCTCCAGGTAGAATGAATCCCACAATTTGTGTTGTGTCGGTAAACCCTAAGTATGGCGGTCCAATGGGAAGCAAAGTTGGAAGGGGCACAAAACTAGTGCCTTTGCTTACTGCAAAATTTGACATGGGCACACCAAATCCTATGATCTTGCCCAAGCTGTTTGTTGGGTCTGTTGCAGCTGCACCCCAAATGACTTTGCCTTCTGTCTGTTGGTATTCCACAGGAGCAGTCACATGGTTAACAAACAATTCACCATCTATGTAAGCCCCACCTGCCACTATTAGATTTCTAGAAACACCCAGAGAACTGTCAATTAACACTTGCTGCTTGTTTCTCTGTCTTATGGAAATGATATCTGCAATAACAGACAACCTCTTGCCACCATCAATGTTGACTTCATTGCCACTGGCGAGATTCAATTGATCACCTGTGACATTGGTAATGGTGCCAGACATGTTAACAGGTCCAAAAGATTTCAGATTCAACCCACCAGCACCTACTAGAATGTTGTACCTGTTGCTTACATTTAAGGTGTAATTGCCACCTGGCAGATCATCTACATTCACATATTCAATGACTGGTGAAGGTGTTCTGTTGTAAAATGTTCCATATTTTGCTATTCTTACTTCTGATAAGTCCATTTTACCTACGTCGTCCAATCTAATGGAAGCAAAATCGTTCATCACAGTGCCAATTGTTTCAATTTTGTGCTTGGTAATTTCTATTATCTCACTGCCACCTGTGCCAAGCTGCTCTTCAATGTCAGCAAGCTTTTTTAAATTTCTATCAAAGAAGCTTTGCATTTGTTCTTTTTTGTCCTCTTTGTTCCATACACCATCTTGTGAGGAAGGTGATATGCCAGATCCACCACAAGCAGGGCAAGTATCACCGAAAATCTGCCCACTAGCATTGCGGGTACCACCACCCAAAACACCACCACCAAGAGAACCAATGGCAGTTGTGACAATGGGGCTTCCCATGATACCTGGAAAGGAAATAGTATTTAAAATGCCTTGAATAGAGATTGTTTTAGAGAAAGTATAATCACCAGACTGATCTGCTGTTGAAGGAAATACAGAATTTAAAAACCCTATTGCAGCATTTGCATAAGAATTATTGTATGTGTAATATGTATCTTTATCTGAACTGCACACAGGGCATGGTGCATAATTGCCTTCCAGTGTTTGTTTTGTGGATGTATATCTTAATACAGCATTTGTAATTTTTCTTGCTCTTTTTATTTCAA